GCCAGTCTAAATGTGTTTATTGCGGGTGTGGGCAGTGTAATCTGATATCCTGTGCTGCCAAAGTTGGTAACCCCTGTAAAATCCACATACACATGTATATACATCAGCGGACCCATACGCACATAGGATGCTGTGGTAGTACCGCCAGCAAATGTGCCTGATCCGTCAGTGAACTGCGGGTTGAATGTTGTGGTGCTGGTAACACCAGATCCGTATGCGACCAAATTTAGATTTCCATTGACGTTGCCTACATAGATATCTTGTGTGAGTTGGTTGACTACTAATTCGCTGGGTCTAGCAACGCCATTGTATGCGCCAATGGTTTCTTGTGCGTTGTCTTTCATTACAGCACGAGAGATGCCAGTAATATTGTCGTATGGTGGCGGGTTATTGGCCATTATCTCGGGTATCCTTTAAAGGCCCGAACAGGACTTTTGTTTGCTACAAAAGCAGGCTCGTCACTGTCAGCACTGCTGACTAATCGCTTGCCGCCGGGTGTTCCAGTCATTGCCAAAGCACGGTCAATCAATTGTGCAATGTGCGGGCTAGATCCCACAACAACAGCATGTTCACCAAACGCAGTTTCAGCAGACCATTCAGGCTTGTAGGGATCAATTCCTTCGTTTTCACTGCTGAGTTCGTTGGCATAATCGCTTCTGGCACGTGCCATTGCCACACCCATACGATAGTTTCCATAAGGGTCGGAAGCACTCAACCCTGGGATCACATAAGTGTAACGCATGGGTCCTTTGCTTTCAGGGGGTAAATCTCGTTGTTCGCGAATAAATTCTCTGGCTCTCATCTGGGATAACCTTTAAATCCCTGCACTGGGCTAACTCGATTGACTTCTGACATTTCTTCACTGTTCATGTTGCCGCCGTTGAGATCCGTATAGTCAGCACCAATGGCCCGGTACGCCATTTTCAGCATGGCTTGTTCTTCTGGAGTGTATGGATGAGTACTTTTGTTTTTACCTATCCACGATTTCATATCAATATCAGGTACAAACGTACCATCTGTTGAGGCCACTGCTTGGCCCAAACGACTCAATACATAATCACCGTTCCAGCGTTCAGCATCACTATAGACATTTAGGCCGCGAGTGGCCGCTTGCAGCCTGCGGGAAATCTTGGCATCTGCTGTTTCGGTTATTCTAGCAGAAACAAATTCTCTGGCTCGCATGTGCGACCTTATACCTGTCGTACTGAGTAACTGCCTGAACTGGTTGTTCCAATTTCTTGTGCTGTAAAGTTAGCACCGGCTACAGTAAGTTTATTACCTACACCCACAAATACTGTTTGTGTGTAGTTTGCAGGAATAGAAACTGAATTACCGTACAAATTGCCAGTGGCAGTTGGATAGACGAGATCTACGTTAAAAGTCACAGCCGTATTTCCTGTGGCAATTTTACATTTGTCTGTTAACCAGGCTTGTGCTGATACTGATGTATATACGTTTGCTTGTGGCATTTATGATTCCTTTTTTTTATTACCAAGCTCTACAAGACCAATAACGAGCCGATGTGCGAGGACCCGGATTGGCACAGTTATGTCTGGCCCTGAAGTTTTTCCTACGTGCCGGATTTGACTTTTTGATACGCATGTTAGGATCGCCAAAGTTGACCTTGACTATGTTGCCTTTAGGATTTTTTACATAAACGCTACGTTTCTTTGGACCGCCTGGTGTTAAAAAAGGCTTGCCTAACTTGACTTCACGACCTTGGTATTCAGCTTCGTCTACAGCACCGGCAACACTTGATGTGGCTTGGCCATGCAGATCTTCTGCATCTTGTCCTTGTGCGTTTACTGGATCAACTCCATCTTCATCAAGTTCTGATCCAATGGCACCCACTGGTGCAAGGTTTGCTGCCTTGGCTGCCAAGGGATCGTTATGGTCAGCATCAGTTTCGGGCTGATCGGGTGCTGTTTCGGCCAGTCCGGCACGGCTGCGGATCAAGCGTAACTCTCGGTCGCTGTTGTCGCTACCAGCATCGTTGACATCTGATTCGGCTGTGGTAAATCCCATTCCTGCACTGGAACCCACAGCACCGTATCGACGAACAGTTTCCAGCTGAAAGCCGTATTCTTCCAACAGGGCCAACAAGCGTTCGTCGCCTTCGATCACAATGCCATCTTCAACCACATCAACCACATGCGATTCAATCAGGCATTCTTCTCGAATATTGATAGCAAATCGATCCCCAGCGACTGGGGATTCGGATTCAGCGATATAATCTGCTAGTTTCTTCATTTTTTCTCGTATTGCTTGTAAAGATTCCACAAGCGTGATTCTGATTGCTCAACAACTCGTTCAGCTTCAGCCATTACACCTTGACGACTATCTTGACGATTCACAACAGGCCCTGTTGTTTGACCTGTTGTCTTGGGACCATTTAATCCACCCGATAGTGTTTGTGTCATGTAGTCTTTGTCAGCATACACTTCGTCAGGGCTGTTGGCCAATTCTTCAGCAACTTGCTCTGCTTGACAAGCACCTGCTTCGTGTATGCCGTGGCAACTTTCGCATGTTCTGCTGTAGCCTTCGCTAGAGAACAAACCTGCCATCTTCAGCATGTTGCCCAAGGAATCAGCATCAGCATCTGTGGCATTGACCGTGATACTCTTTTTGCCTGTATCGTCTGTGCTGACATTGACACTCATGCCTTCGGTGAGTATTCCGCCCAGCTTCTTGTCAAAACTTTCTGCAATAGCGCCTTCGTAGACACCTTGACCAAACTGCATTCCGCCTTTGCTTTTCTTAGGAGCATCGCCACCTGTAGCTACTGAACCCGACACTGTGGTTTCGTCGACTTTCTTTTCTTTGTCTTTCTTGTCGTCATACTCGATATCTTTGGTGACTTTCTTACCGGCCTTTTCTGCCTTGGCATCGTCTTTGCCCTTGTGCTTCATGTCGTACTCAAGATCTTTGGTGACTTTCTTGCCGGCCTTTTCTGCATGCTGGTCTTGAGTATCAGTAGACTCTTCTTCTACTTGACTTCTGCGCTTGAGTTCAGCCTTGAGTTCAGCTGTGGTCATGTCTGCTAAACCTTGGCGTGCGGCATGACGAGCAACATGCTTGATCTTGTTGCCGAATTGGTCTTTGTCATCGCCTTTTTTACGATATGGTCCGTCAAACGGTACATCTTTTTTGTTAGTAGATTCTTCTTCGACATCTTGTTCGGGCAATACAGGAGCTACATGTTTACCCAATCGACTGCGAATGTGATCTTTCTTGTCTTGAGTGGGAATAAGTTGTTGAACAGCACGTTTTCTATCACCTGGTTTGAAATCTTGAGGAGGATTGATTTTGTATGGTCGTCCTTTTTGTAATCCAAAAGTTTCGATGTCGCTTTTTGGTAGTTTAGATCCAATTCCGGTGTCGGGTCCTTCTTCAACGCCTTCCTTGGCACGCAGTTTGTTTAACACTGCGCCGGCAACACGTTCACCAGCAGCCTTGCTGCCGTAACGTTCAGCAGCACCTTTGGCAATCTTGTTAAAGTTCTTGCCGGGCTTGCCAATGTCTTTACCTGCACGAGCTGATTTGGCTGAATATCCAGCTTCTTCAACTTCATCGTTGCCGTTCATTGCACCTGCAACTGCTCTTCCAGCTAGGCTCCCAATTGCTTGTCCTGTTGATCCTGCGCCAGCTGCTCCAGCCAATGCACGACCGGCAAGAGCCCCAACGATAGGAGCAATTTCAGGTAATTCTTCGCGATCCATTTCGCCTTCGGCACCTAGATAATCTCTGGCTGTGTCAATGTAATCCAAGGCCTTGGTGATCTTGCTTTGTACCCATTCCGGCAGATTATCGTCTGATGCCAAAATAGCATGCAATTCTCGAGCAGCGTCTGCAATTTGGTGCACTTGATTCAAGGCCATATCGCCTTCGCGATCGTATTCACCTCTATCTTGAATATCGATATCGTGTTCTTTCAAACCGCCTTTGCCTTTTAACAGTAAACTGTTAACACTGGGTCCTTTGGCTCCTAGGCGTCGTTTGGCGCCAACTGGGCGGCCTTTTTTCTTTGGTGTATCATCGTTGTCGGCTGCTTCAGGCTCTTCGTGATGCTTGCGGCTATACACTGTACCTGTTGAAATCTTTTTCTTATCAAACGCACTAGAAGCATCGTCTTTGCCAAAACGCAATTCGTACTCAGGTGTGCCTGGGAATAGATTTTTGCCGGCTTCGTCGACTTTCTTAACACGATTCTTGTCTTGGACAGCTTTCTTCATTGACTCTTTCTTGTTGCCATCTTGGTCCATGTCCAAGAAGTCTGGTTTTGCTGACTCTTTGACTTTGATTTCAGATTGACGTACTTTGTCAAGTTTGGCACGTGCATCTTGAGCTGCTGGACTACGTTTAGCTGCCGCTACTGCTTTTGAAGGATTGTCACGAGCATCACGTCCACGTTTGCCCTGGGCAATTGCGGCTTGGTCAAAGTCATCTTGACTAAGTGATTCGTCATACCTGTCGTATTTTTTTCTGACGGGATCAAGACTTTTACCTTCTTTACCAGCCTTGGCTAATGCCTGCATACCTTGTTTGCCATATTTTTCATAACCTTTGGCAGCGCGACTCATATTCTGTTCGCTTTCTTTAACTGCACCTTTTTTCTTATCAGCAACTGCCTTTTTCATTGGCTCTTTCTTGTCGCCATCTTTGTCAAGATCTAAAAAGTCAGGCTTAGAAGTCTTGGCTTCAGCAACATCGCCGCGGTTTCTTGCAGATGCTTCGTCCAGACCCAACTCGCTAGCCAACCGATTTACAACCCAGTCATACGGATCGCCAGTGCGTGCTTTAGCTACGCCATAAGGCATTTCGCCCGAATCCAGATAATGGTTAACCAGGGCCTCATAAAATCTACTGCCTAAATCGCCACTGCGTTTAAATTCTTCCACATCCTCAGGAAAATCCTGCAGAATTATATCTAATTCTTTGAAGCGACCTTCAGCAACAGGTTGCATCATATCCTGACTTTCTGTCAGATTTTTCTTTGAGCCAATGGCGTCAAGTCGAGCCATGATTTGATAGATATCCATTACTTTTTTCCTTGAGATTTAAATCCAGTGGCTGGACGTGGTGGACGTTTTATTGTTGACATAGGACTCTTGACGCCCTGTGGCAAATCGTTTGTTGTGACAGCTGGTGGAGTACGGCCGCCAGCTACAGTCCATGTGGCTTTTTCAGCTGAGTTTTTTACTATCTGCTGATTGCTGTCGGCGTATTCTTTCTTGAGCTTGTTCTGTTCTGCTGAGTTAGCTGGGTAATCTTTTTCCAGCAAGGAAGGAGAATTTTCTTCTTCAATGCCCAGTAACTCTTGATCCATTCCTTCTGACCAATGCAAGTCATTGATACAAATATCAGTAGCAGGTACTCCGCAAAGCTCTGCCATCTGTTGAATCTGCGGAGGCGTTGCTGGGTATCTAAAACTGCCATCAATCATGGTCACTCGTTGATTAGTTTGTCCGGGAAAGTCTACAGGCTTGGCCTGTACAGGTGTGGTCTTTGGATCTGAAATCTTTACAGGATCAAACTTTTTAAGTTTTTCCTTAAACATCTTTAAGAGGTCAGCCCCAACATCTCCGCAGATTTTGATACGATAATCAAAGGTTTTTTCGCTTTCTGTCAGGTATTGTGCAAATGTTTTCATGTCATAGTCCTATGGATATATTTAGCACAATTACTTTTTTGGTGTATCTGATTCATTGCGCTTTAGCAAACTGGCCAACAATTCGTTGCGATCCAGCACTGTACCTTGCCCAACCGGCAATGCATCGTCTTTGTTGGTGTCTTGATCTAACTTGGCTTTCTTTAACTGCAGATCGATCATGCGTAGTTTTTTGTTTACCTTGGCAGTTTTGGCTGTGATTGCATGCCCTAACATTTGGCTAGCTACTCCAAAAATTTCACTAGCATACCGGCTATCTACATTCATGCCTAGGTCCAGCAAGTTGTGAAATTCTTTCACTGCCATTCCGGCCAGCTCGTCCATTTCAGAATCAGATGATTCCAGTCCCTTTACTGCCGGAAGAGCTGCTTCGATTTTGTCGAGTGCAGCCAAGGTGTCAGGTAAATTTTCTAGACTGGTTTGTTCTTGGGTAGTTGGGTCAGTGAGCTCATCCGACACAGAGGAAGGGAGATCAAACAAGGATTCGAGTTTACGGGTCATACCGTATTTACCGACTATCTTCTGCCGTTGTGAAAGATGTTGTCTTCGTTGATTACTCTGAATGTTAGCCCGTTACGGCGAGCCCACTTCTGTGCAGAATCCCATTTGGCATAGTTCACTGCCACAATCATACGATCTTTTTCGGTCATCTTGCCTTCGATCACACTTTGTTTGCGTGGTTTAATTTCTATCAATTCTGCAATCTGCTGTCCTGACTTGTTCATGTAGGTGATTAGAAAATCAGGCACATACATGGTCATTTTTCCTGTGAGCGGATGTCGATAAGGAATAGAAATTGATTCGCTTGCCCATTGCAGTATATGATCGTTGTGGTCGCAAAAGTTCATAAACGCCAATTCCCAACTGGATCTATATCTTGGATCCCGTGTTCCTGCGTATTTTTGTTTGTTGACTGGCTGGTAGGTACCTTGAGCAAATTTACTCATGCTGCTATGTTTCGCGCGGTATAGAAGTTTGGCGTCACTGAGCTGTTGACGCCCAGCAATGTACTAGGGCTACGAAGACCATTGAGATAATAGGCCATGGTGGCTGTGAGCTGTATGGCGTCCTGGTCTACAACTTGATCCAGCAAGGTCAATACAGGTGTCTTGGTTTGTTCTGCAATGGTAAAAAATGTCAGTGTTAGATTTCTAGCTGCAGTTTGGTCAGTGAATATTGATTCAAAAAAACTACTGACTATGTCGTACTCGTTGGCATCTAGTTGTATCTGCGGCGCATCAAATGTGTCAAATACTCTAGCAGATAAATCGACATTGGGATTTATAGCATTTACAGTACTCATATAAAAATGTCCTTATGGTGCGATCGGTAGGTCAGATCCTGCACCGCCGCCCATTACGCCAGTTGTGGAATTAAATTGTCTGCGTAACGGTGGCGTTGGTATCAACGGTGCGCTAATTCCTGTTTGATTGGGCTGTGCTCTATTCTCGCCTGGAAGACCATTTCGTAAATTATTAACGCGACCTGCAGTAGCCCGTGGATTAGTATTGGTGGGCACAGGTGGGGCCATTCTCAAGTTGTAGTTGATGTCGGCTCGCTTGACGTTACCCAGTACCGATGCAGTTGCAGTTGCTTGAAGATCTGAAATACTACCCCTACTCATGGTATATTACCTCCTTGTCCGTTGACGAATGATGTCTGATCTCGCGTTGACAAAGGGCTGAGAATCTGATCATATGCATTGGGATCTGCAAATCCAACCACATTAGTATCTGGACGTTCTGCTCCGATCGTACCCGAGTAGTATTTTACTGTTTCGTACTGTATAGTCATGCTATTTTGCATGATGCCGCCATCTTCGCTGTAATTGTACGTGTCGTGATTCCAGGTGCTGATCAACGGATTGACCAGCACATACGACACCCACTTGTGCTGGTCGAAACCGTAAATTGTGATGTCTCTGAAAAAGGCTGGTTTGCCGTTTTCGGCATTGGTTCCGTCGTTGAAACTTTCGCCAATGTAACCCCAGTCGTTTACTGTTCGGTCATTGACATAGATATCACGATTGTTGTAACTGAAACCCGCGGCCTGCGATGAGTCAACTCCAGCAGCTCCGTTAGTAGATGAAACATTATTGTAAGGTTGGTTTGGGTCTTTGTAATAGTATGAAAAATAATTATACCAAAGTGTACGTATCAGATCGCCGCCGTCGTCGTGCATTTCTACTTGCACAGGATTGTATTCTATCTTTTTCTGTATTACTCGTTTGCGATTGTATTGATTCAGTACTTCTGTCGCGATGGTAAATTGCGGTAACTGAATAGTTTTGACCAATAGGCCAATTGTAGCTTGATCCTCACTGAATACATTACGTAAGGCTGGAATACCAGTTTGTGGATCTGTGTTGAGATTAAAGTAAACATGAAATAGAAACTTGACCCGCGGTACATACTCAAGACTATTGGCACGGAAAAACTTAGGAGCATGTGCATAGTCCCTAAGAGTTTCTGTACCGTAAGTATTGGTGATATACTGCTGGCCGAATGATGACACAGGTTAGCCTTATTCGTCGCCGGGTATTCCAGCACCAGTCGATGTTACCGTGCCGTTAGTACCACGAGTAATAAATATACCCACCCCAGTACCAAGCGGAGTCTGTAATGCATTGTCAAATCTAATGGTCAGTGCAATAGTAACTGGCTCGCTGGTGGCATAGTTTAAGTCGCCGTAGTTAGCTGCTTGCAAGAAGCACCCATACAATTCCCAAGTTTCTAACACAGTGGGAACCAAGTTTCCATTGCCGCCGTCGAGAATTTCGCAACGTGTCAGGAACTTGTAGTCACCGCCAGAGCGTGCTGAGGCCTGTTCATAAAAGTCCATTTGCTTTTGCAATTGTTCGCCAACTAGGCGCTGAACTTGTCCGCTGGCATCATCACGCAGGTTGAGAGTAGTGTCTTCCCACGAGCTCTTGCCTGCCAATTTCAATTTGGAATTGTACAGATCGATTGTGATGTCTTCAAACGAAACCGACGGTCTTGTGAAGTCCATAACTTGTTTGGTTAATTCTGTTCTGGGTGTACTTACGCCAAAGTTTTCAAGTGTCACTCGAAAGCGATACTTGAGCTTGGGCATGAGCAGGCCTTGGGTTGGGCTGGATTGATCGCTTGCCAACGGCACCGTCATTCTTGAGAGTGATGAAACGGACATGAGTATATCTCCTATATGCAATTATTTATGATCTTGATGATCAAAAAAAATGGGGCATAAAGCCCCATTTTTGTGTTGCTACTACATTAAACAGAAGCAGAACTTGATACATTCCCTGCAGCAATTTCGCCAGTGTTCTTGAGACGAACCGGAATGTAGATAAATTCAACCGCCTTAACAGGCTCAATCGCAATATCAACATACAGCTCATTGCGATCAATACGTGCAGGTGTGTTGTTGCTCAAGTCGCAAACAACCAGGTAGTCATAGATACCGCGTTTGGCCACCAAGTCTGTCATCAAGCCGGTAATAGCATTGGTGAGTTCGTTGCGTGTGATCTGATCGTTTGGCTCGAACACAAAGCTCTTGCCAATTTGGTTCAAACGTGCGCGAATAAATGCTACCAAACGTGCCACGTTGATGCGATCCAGCGCACTTGGGCTGGCAGCCACAGTCTTGTTACCGTAGTTGGTAATACCTGTGCCAGGAATGAATGTGATTGGATTGATACGATTTTCGTACAACACATCACGTACACCCTGGCCTGTGGCGATAGATACAAATTCACCTGTTTGTGCGTTGACATAACCAATCTGCGCAGCATTGTCAATTAGACCACGACGTGTACCTGCTGGAGCTAACCACGGATACGCAATTTCGTCGCTGCGAACAATTGTACGCAACATCATGTGACTTGGAGGCTGAACTACTACGCTTCCAGACAAGTCAGTTGTCTGACAGCTGGGATAGAACACACCAACATATGGGTCACCTAGAGGTATGCTGTCGCCAGCAAATACACCAAGACCGCCGTTGTTGTTGGCCCATGCCACTAAGGAATTTCCATCAGGTCCAAGGCGCAATGGAGTGTCACCTACAATAAATGCAGTGTTACTGCGCTCGTTGTTGAGTGCGATCATGTTGGGGATCAGTTCTGGATACTGCGGGCAAGCAATCAAGTTGAACACATTTTGCTCTTCGCGCAAGGTTTCCTGGCTGTCAATAGCAGATTTAAGTGCAGCTACTATAATTGCACGAACTGCCAAACGACCCATGTTAGGCGAACCGTCTGCACGGTTACCGCTGGCAGTTACCCATGCATTGGTTTCCAACGGCGACCAGTAAGTGACATTGGATGGAAGATTGCCTTGTCCACCCAATATCGCTACGTATATAGAACCGTTGTAAAGTACCTTGTTGCCCACAACATACTCAACTGTGTTATTGTACGGATCAACATCAAAGCTCAAAGCGTTGAAGTAATTTGTGCGGAATTCTTTGACATTAAATCCGCTGCGACGTGTGTTAAACAACAGTGTGCCTGCTGCATAAATTGTTGCAGAAGGAGCATCAATGTCAAGATAATTACTGGTCAGCAAACTAGTAATTGATGGTATTGCAGCAACAATTGGATCTGTAGTACCATTGGGTGCCCAGCGTGCATCTTCAAACAAGATACCATTGGAAGTTGTTTGATCAGTGTTGTCTACCACAACCCACTGATCCACACCTTCCACAATTTGCCAACGGTTGATAACCGGATAAATCTCAAGATTGCTGGTGTTAATCCACAAGTCACCGTATACCAACGGTGTCCCGTCTGTCTGCAACAAGGGTTCTGTTGCACTGATAATAGGACCTGTTGGATTGGTCAGTGTTAAATTAAAGCCACGTGCATCGTTTGATACATTCTGGTAACCTACCCAGGCTGAACCTGTGTTGATCATGATGTCAACTTGGTTTGTAGCAGAGTAATACCAGTAACGACCGTTGTCAGGATCTTGATCAGGTGCAGTGGCACTGGCTGTATATTCTAACGGCACCCAGTTTGACAACAACAGTGTTCCTGTTGTTGTACCATCGCGCACTCCTGTTACAGCAGTGGTGAAACCAGCTGTAGTTATAGGTGTTCCTGTTGTATTCACAACAGAAATTACGCCACCTATACTTTGTGTAAACACAATCTGACCAGTTGACGATACCGATGCACTAACGTTGGGAACGCCAGCAGCCGAAACTGCAGCAACAAAATCAGCTGCTGTTGTTCCGTTTATAGTGACAGTAACAAATGGTGTATATACTGTACTGTTTGCTTGACTGGTCCGAATGGTAAATTGGTTACCGTTGATAAACACTGGATCAACTGTGTTACCAGTGATAATTGTGGGACCAGTAGTCAGTCGTTCAAAAATCTTCAACGTAAATGTGTCGTTGTAGCCGGATGGTACTACTTCTGGACTCACATCATATTGAGTGTACAATGTACCAGCTGAGATGTTCTTGCCACCTCCTGCAGGATCTAGCGCAGCATTTGCGTCACGATCAGTTTGGTATATTGGAGCTGCTTTAGTAGTAAAAGTACCAAACACTGTGCTGTATTCTTTGACAACAATTTTAGCTCCCAAGTTAGGGTCAGTGGTTTTATTCCACACAGAACCAGTTGGACGCGGCGATGTATCAGTTGTTCTCCAACGTGGCACAGTATAGTTAGGACTTTGTTGTAGAGCTGGTGCATAGTAAGTGCCAGCTGTGATTCCCAAAGCAGTCAGCAGGCCAGCTGTGCTTGCTAGTTCAATGTTGACAGCACCGCCGTCGGCAGTTGAACCGTCGGCTTCGGCCGAACTATCAGCAAGAAGAATCAGGCGATTACTGGAATCAGCTTCGGCTGTGACACCGTCAATGCTAAGGTTGTTAATGGCAGTAACTAGTCCAGCCAAAGTGGCTGCGCCAGGCACAGTTGCAGTTTGCCCATTAATAATTAATACAGCACCAACAGGCAATACTGCGCCAGTGACACTTTCTGTACCTTGCACTGTGGGCCACGACAGTTTCCAGTCGTCGGATCCAACCAGTACCCAGTCGTTGGCTGTGTTTTTGTAGTATACAGGGTTAGCAGTGTTGGTTGCAACAACTGCATATTGCCCGATTGATCCGAAGCTGGCAGCAGGAATTCCGGACTCTAGTTGTGTGGTATCAGTAATAACCAACGGAGTTGCTACAGTAAATTCACCTGTTGTTTGATTCCACTGATTGATACCCCACAGCGTAAGTGTTGTGTCTAGCCATGTGGTTCCATTGTCAGGTGCACCTGTGGGACGTACCAAAGTGGCTGTTAATTCTGCCAAGTCTACGTTTGCACGTTGGATATATGCACGATTGCTGATACCCAATACACTGTGTGCAGCAAGCAGTCCGTATTCATTGAGTTCATATCCATTGATTGGTGTACCGTTGGTTGTCTTGTAAAAGAAAGGGTTACCAAATGTTGCAGCAAGATCGCGTTGACTAGTAATTAAATACACTTTGTCAGCGTTTGCTTCAGTGGTGCCAGGAGCAACAGTGACACCTGTACCAGAAATTTTGTCTTGTGCTGTTGCCAGCAAAATATAAGGTACCGAATTGGTACCTGCTGGTAGATAGCTGGACTCATCAATGATGGTTACTTCTACGCCGGGGGATACTAGTGCCATAATGTTATCCTTTTAAATGGGTTAATGATATTTATTGCATCGACCAAAAATCAGGTGATTATGTATACCTTGATTAAGGTCTAATCAATAAATAGTCGTATGAGACCGCTATGCAAGGTTTGCAACAAAAATCCCGCTGCTATAAATGGCTATCACCGTGAAAAACTGTACTATCGCAGTCGTTGTAACGTGTGTATTAGGCAAGACAAAAAGATCAAACCAGCCAGACCCAGATGGCTGACAGCCGGTTACAAGAAAAAACCCACATGTGATAGATGTGGGTTTCGGGCTAGACACCATACTCAGTTGACTGTGTATCATGTAGACGGGGATCTAAATAACTGCGAAACACGAAACTTAAAAACAGTGTGCTTGAACTGTATTGCTGAAATTGTCAGATTGGAACTACCCTGGCGTGCAGGTGATATTACTCCTGATTTTTGACAATGCGATCTACTTGAGCATACAAGTCATCCATTGAATGATTATTGTCAAGCACATGGTCAAAATCAGTTCCTACCCAGGCAGTTTCGCTGGCATGCACCTTGAATGTGTCTAGTACAGATCGATTACTGGCCCAGGACAAATTCAGTGTAGGACCACGATTTACCACTTCGGCAGCATGAAACCATTCGGGATCTGGTCCACGACAAGTGCGCACAATACGCCCACCAGCGTTGCGAATACTGGCAATTTCATTGGGGAAACGGCAATCACTTAAGACCACGTTGTCGCTGCTGTTGCGTATTTTGTTTTCAATGCTAGCAATCCAAATATCGTCGTGAAATCCGCGGCGCATGACTTCTGTGCCCCAGTATTGCAGCACCCAGCGTGGTGTAATGTCTTGTCCTAAACGGCGGCTCCACCATTCATCGCGTTGCTCGCGCCACTCTCTGGAGGCTCTGGTACGTCCTTCCAACAAGGTACGATCCCAGTCAAACACAGCAGCCACAGCATCTTTTAAAGTGCCTGCAAAGCTTTCACGCCTAAACCCGTGTACGTTTACCAAGTAGTCAGCTACAGTGTCTTTGCCGGACCCAATCAGGCCGCAAATTCCAATAATCATGATAATTCCTTAACGTTCAAATGTCTAAGTGTTGCTTGCACTAGATCAATCTGCTTGCGACAATCTTCTAATGCATGGTGTGTTGTGGGTGGTTTGGGGCGGTTGGGCCATACACTACAAAGTGTTCGGCTGTCCCTAACTTTGAAATATTGCCAAGGTATAGGTTTATTGTAGCTCTTGTAGGCATGTTCTAGAATAGTGCAGTCAAATGTAGGGCCTTGACACCATAAAAAATTGCTAGTCCAAATAAGCTTACCTAACTCATCTAAGGCTTGGTCAAGAGGTACTCGATTATCTTCAGCAAATGCTTCGTCACGGGCTACTGCAGGTTGAGTAGCCCACCAGTTTAATGTGCTTTCGTCAATGGTACGATTTTCTTGGCTGTCTAAATCAATTCTAGCATAGTAATGTTGTTTGTAGTACCCGGAACCCAATGGATCAAAAGATTGGGCAGCAATGGTTAGAATAGTAGCAGCAGGTGCTACTCCAATGGTTTCGATATCGATCATAAGGGAGCTCATACCATTATTATAAGACAATACTATGCAATTGTCAATGAAATCAGAATAAATAATAGCACGGATCGCGATGCTACCAACATCCACCCGTTCTAACGCTTTTGAGGAGCATCAGCCTGTCTACTTATCCGCCCGGTTTCTATGTTTACGTATATCTACGCAAAGGTAATCTAACACCGTATTATATCGGTAAAGGACAACGATACAGGGCGTGGGAAAAAGAACATAATGTTATTGTCCCAACAGATTATCATCGTATCGTTATTGTAGAATCAAACTTAACTAACATCGGTGCATTAGCAATCGAACGTAGGCTAATAAGATGGTACGGTCGAAAAGATTTAGGCACAGGAATACTTAGAAATTTAACAGATGGTGGCGATGGGGCAGCAGGAGTCAAACAAAGCCCTAAAACTATTGCAAAAAGAATTGCATCAAATGCAGGATTTAAACACACAAACTCTACTAAAAAAACTCTAATGCAAATTAATTTAGGCAAAACATACTCGCCACAAGTTAATGCAAAAAAAGGTACCACTAAAAATCAAAAATGGATCCATAATAGTACAGATTCAATGCGAGTCAATTTAACAGAAGTTAATAATTTCTTAAACAACGGATGGCAAATTGGCAGAGGTGCCACTAGTAATCAAGAAGGAAGAATCCAAACAGCCGCAACTCGAGCAATCATTGGCGCTAAAAAGCGAGCACGTGATGCTGCTCGCAAAAACAATTAGCCGATTACCAAGGTCAATGGTTGCGAACCGTCTACATACAACTTGAGGTCTTCTATGCATTTGTCCATCATAGCTTGACCTTCCGACTTCATAGCAGCACCGTTTAAGGTTCCGCCGCCTTGTGGACCAGCAATAGTACCAAATTTTTCTCTAGCTTCACCAATGATGTACTTACAAGCACCCACCATGTAGTCACGAATCCATTGACTGATCTGAAAGTCGCTCAGTAATACAATTTCTGGACGCAGATTATAAGTCCACAGCAGGACAACTTCTCCAGTGCCTTTAGGGTCACGAATCAGCTGTAGTTTTTTGGTAACAGGATTGAATGTGTAGTTGATGTATCCGCCGAACATTCTGGCAGCAAGCTCCACATATTGTTGATAAAAGTCGTAAGTAGCCAGGCTGCCGCCCGACTGGTTAAAGTTCAGCAGATACACGTTTAATGTTGCTGCGCCAAATGGATCAAAGCTGCTGGCACTGCCACCGGTGCTCAATCCAATTGTGCGTCGAAAAATTTGCCGTACTTGTGTGACTTCTTGTGGCAAAGTGTATTCGTTTACATTGTCCAACAACTGCATAAAACTATAGCTTTCTTCGTAGGCATTTTGACTACGCTGACGGTAAGTACCAATTGTGCGCTGATACGCTGCTTCGTAGTGTGCAGGATCTAATTCAACGTCTACAATTTGACTGCCTAACTGTAGTTGTACATAATCAATCAGTTGTTTTTTTAGTGGATCTAGGGTTTGGTCTGCCATTTGGGGCTCCTTACCCTAGTATTTAGTAAACCTTTAGTATCAGCAAATGCTCATTGCTGCGGCCATTCCATTTAACTTCGGTGGCTTTGATTTCTTTGAAAGCTTTACGTGCAGCTGGTTTTCCCACACTGGTAATACTTTTGAGTTGCTCTGCCGGTTTACGCAGAGTTTTTTGTACTGTTGTTGCAGGATCAAAACCAATAACACTGGATCCCTTGACAGTGAGACTGCCCACATGAGTGTCTGCTACCACATAAATCAATTTGCGTTTAGCAGTATCATATAGCCAAGCCTCGCTGGCTCCAACCAGCTTGGTAGCTGGTTCGCCCTGCAGTTTTGGATCAGTTAAGGCTCTTAGATGTTTGAATTTGGACACAATCTTTTCAACCGGTACTGCTTTTTTGGCACGTGGCTTGCGTTCAACTTTCTTGATCTGAATGTACGCACCGCAGTCGTTGATTACTGTTTCAGCAAATTTAATGAGATTACGAATTTGCAGCTTGCCAAATTGGCTATAGCCTTCAACTAGGTCAGCGTCTTTGCCTTTGGCAACTTCTTCCAATTCATCCAGTCGTGTTTTCCACTGAGTGGCAATTTCGTTGATCATTTGCGGTGCTACATTCATGCTGCGGAACAGGCTCACAGGCTTGTAATTGGCTGACATCTTGGCACCAGACTGAATCATCTCGTCGTACATGCCCTCTAGTTCGCCGGCTGCTTCTACCAGTTTTTCACGCAAACGATCTTGAATATTGGGTCGTATCACTGCTGCCTCTGCAGTTTCAACCACTGCTTTGACACGACGATGTGCTTCGATATAATCGGCTATGGCAGCATTGATTGTGGCCAATTCAGATTCAGACAACTGCAATCCCAACAGGTTGGCACGGCATAGCCAACCGATTCCCATTCGTGTCACAGCATTTTCGGGCACCCGAGCAAAGTCCTTGGCTTCTGTAGCACGACCGGTACGGCTCAACCAATCAATGATGCAATCTCTAGCTTCTTTTTTGCCGTAGTAATAGTTATACCAGTTGAACATGGTTGTCAAACGGCTTTTTCTGTAGTCGTCCTCGGGCTGCTGTTTCCAATCAGGTTCTGGACCTGTACCAACATCTAAGCTGCGCGGGGTCATTGACTTAATGGGTTTTTGGGCTACGGATTTCATTGTGTTCCTATTGGGAATTTCCAAGTATATAGCATTATAGCACCTGTTCCGATAGCGGTCAACCGTTGCAAGATACAACTAAATACTGCAAGGAGAACCAAAATTCCACGTCTCAGCATGTACCGGCCCAATAAAACGGCCGATTATCGATATTTTGATCGCACCATAAGTGAAATGTTCACTGTGGGCGGGCTTGACATTTTTGTTCACAAGTACATGGGGCCAAAACCCACTGCTGACAATTCTACAACCACCGGAGTAAATGGTGATGCCACTCAGCCCAACTACGCTGAGAGCAGTCCCTTGTTCATCGAAGACTTGTTGTTGGGCGAAATACGGGACCGAAAATACGATGCTGACATTTATCGCATGCGCGGAGTTTATCGTCAACAGGATATTGATTTTGACTTGACACAGTTTGGACTGTTTTTAAACAACGATACCTTGTTTATTACATTTCACTACAATGACATGATTGATACGTTTCAACGCAAGTTAATGAGTGGCGATGTTTTGGAATTTCCCAATCTCAAAGACTGGAATCCACTGAATCCAGCTACGCCACCCTTGCCAAGATTTTATGTAATACAAGATGCCAGCTTTGCCAGCGAAGGATTTAGCCAAACCTGGTTGCCGCACTTGTGGCGTGTCAAAGCCACTCCTATGACCAATAGTCAAGAGTACCAAGACATTGTCAATGCCTGTTTGGACAACAATGCCATTTGGGATTCAGGCAATTACTATCCTGTGGGGTCAGTTGTGTTGGCAGGAGATCAGCACTATCGTGCTCTACAAGGTGTTCCTGTTGGAACAGACATCACCGACACCAACTTCTGGATCAGCAAAGAGTGCGATACAGTCGAAACTGAAGCCAGTACCAGACCCAAAGATCTGGAAATTAACGATGCTATCTTGAATCAAGCCGAAGCCGAGCTTCCATTATCGGGTTACGACACAACGAGCTTTTACATATTCTCAACCAATCCTACTGGCACACCAGGCAATCCGCAAGGACCAACTATTGACAGCACCTATATTAATGCTAGTCAGACTGGAGTCAATGCCGACGAAGCATCGGTATCTCCACGGTCCGACGGATGGACCATGGGCTACCTAACTGGCGACGGTATTGCACCCAATGGGTTGCCTGTTACTCCGGGCGTGTCATTTCCGATCAATCCGCAAGACGGACAGTATGCGTTGCGACTAGACTACTTTCCAAATCGATTGTTTCGATACAATGGGCGTACTTGGGTCAAGATTGAAGAGAATGTTAGAACTAATCTAACTAACGGTCCACAGAACAATACTTTACGCAGTACGTTTGTTAACAATACATATACTACATCCACTACGGATCAGGGTAATATACCAAGTCGTCAGAGTCTGAGTGAGATTTTGAAACCTCAAGCTGACAACGGTAATCAAGGCGGCAACAAACCGGCTAACCCTTATCCCGGTACACAACCTGGACAAAGATCGAGTTAAAATATGCAACAATTTTTTTATGATGCTCAAATACGTCGTTTTCTCTTGCAGTTTACTAGAATGTTTAGTAACTTTCAAGTTGAATACGGACGTACCAATTCTAACGAAGCTGCGCTGATACGGGTGCCAGTTCGCTATGGTGACTGGACACGACTGGCTCAAACAGTGTTGCAAGAAAACTCATCAAGTGCATTGCCTTCGACTCCTTTGATGACTTTTTACATTACCGGTATGAACTATGCACGTGAGCGACTACAGGATCCTTATTTTGTCAGCAACCAGCAGGTGCGTCAACGATTTTATGATACTCAATCCGAAAGTTATGAAACCACACAAGGTAATGCATTCACAATCGAACGCTTGATGCCAGTGCCTTACAAAATGTCCTTGAGCTTGGACATTTGGACATCAAACACCAATCAAAAATTGCAGATATTTGAGCAAATTTCTACGTTGTTCAATCCCAGTCTGGAAATTCAAAGCACCGACAACTATTTGGATTGGACCAGCCTAAGCGTTGTGGATTTAGATGATACTATATGGTCTAGTCGTACAATACCGCAAGGAACAGAAAATCCCATAGATATCATGACTATGAAATTTTCAATTCCAATTTGGATATCTAGTCCAGCCAAGGTCAAAAAGTTGGGTGTGATTGAAAAAATCATTGCCTCTGCATTCGATGATCAAGGAGATGCGGTAGAAGCCATTCAGAACAGTGATCTGTTATTAGGCACAAGGCAAAAATTTACTCCATACATGTACCAAGTTTTGTTAATTGGTAATAAATTACAAATTTTAAAACTCAGTGCTGTAGTTGACGAACCCAACTCATCTCCTGTGTTGCCAGATTCGCCACCCAGCAACGAGTACTGGCCCACAGTGATGAACCTGTATGGAAATTTTAGACCCGGTATTACACAGATACGACTGACCAATCCCTGGGACGAAACCGCCGACATTATTGGAACAGTAAGTTATGATCCAACTGATCAGAGATTCCTGTTGTTTGATGTCGACACTGACACTGTTCCACAGAATACATTGCCGGCAATAGATGCTGTGATTGATCCACTACTAAGTGGTCCTGGAGCCGGACTACCTGTTTCTGCAATTGGGCAACGATATCTTATTCTAAACAGTATCGGTAATGCTGATAATACAACACCATCTGTAGCGTGGGGTGCTGTAGTGGCTCAAGCCAATGACATTATTGAATACGACGGGCAAGATTGGTTAGTTGCATTTGACAGCACCACAGGAACTAATATACAATACACTACAAACATTACCACAGGATTACAATATCTTTGGACTGGTAGTGAATGGGTTAAAAGTTACGAAGGTCTTTATCCGGGTGGCGAATGGAGCATAGTTCTGTAAATGCAGTTGGGGTTTGGTTTTATAGTTTTGATACACAACGATATCTATATCTCATGCGTAACGATCCTAAAAACCCAAACACATGGGGATTGCCCGGTGGCAAGGTCGAATCTGCAGAAACCCTCATGGACACCATTACAAGAGAATGCACTGAAGAGTTGGGATTCATGCCCGATTACTTGAGATTGGTCCCGCTAGAAAAATTTACCAGCACTGATAATGTATTTGTTTATCATACATTTTTTTGCTGTGTGGCCAGTGAATTCCGACCCAAACTCAACGAAGAACATCTAGGGTATGCTTGGATGGACAGTTCAGTATTGCCAAAACCCATGCATCCTGGGCTGTGGAATACTGTAAATTTTGATGTTGTCAAACAGAAAATTGCCACATTGAAAGATGTAGTTCACCCAGCACAATAAAATAAACGGGCAAATTGCCCGTTTATTTTTACTATTACAATCTTCCTACTACTACTGTTATAATTCCCACATCTTCAGAATTGTAATCCTCGAGAGCTTTACCCACAATTGATCCTGGCTGATATCGAGCAGTATCCATCACTGTGGCCACACCCGGAATATCACTTGCTACCAATCGATCACCTTTACTAATTGTACCAACCACACTGCACGGCACTCGACCTGTCAATGCTACACTGGTTACAAAAGTTCCTTCCAAACCAGAGTTCATCAGGTAAGCAGGATCAGTTGATACCACTCCAGCTATACGTACACTGTGACTGGTAGCTGTGCGTGTAACTTCTTGATCACCACCAAACTCCAACAAGGTACCTGGAGAATATTCTGCATCTGCCAAGTATCGTTCTGCCAAGTCGGCGTATAGTGCTGTAGTAGCAGTACCAGCAAAATTGGTTGTTGTCATGGTCTTGGTAAAGGGATTGTAGGTCAGACCAGCATTGTCGGCACGAGCAAGTACACTTTCCCCAGTAGCAGATACGAACACAGGATAATAACTTGCGTTGGTTTCGGTATCTACAGCATTTATATTAGTGTCGCTGCCTGGATCACCCGACGGTCCTTGTGGTCCTTGTGGTCCAATGGGTCCTTGTGGTCCCTGTGGTCCTTGTGGTCCTGCAGCACCAGTTGCACCTGCACCTGCTGGTCCTTGTGGTCCTTGTGGTCCAATGGGTCCTTGTGGTCCTTGTGGTCCAATGCCGCCTGGTCCTTGTGGGCCTTGTGGTCCTGTTGGTCCTTGTGGTCCAATGGGTCCTTGTGGTCCTTGTGGACCAGGTACTGCACTACCTGCACCGGTTGCTCCTTGTGGTCCTGTAGCACCACTAGCTCCAGTGGCACCTGAGCCTGCTGGTCCTTGTGGTCCTTGTGGTCCACGTGGTCCTGTGGGTCCTTGTGGTCCAGGTACTGCACTACCTGCACCAGTTGCTCCTTGTGGTCCTGTAGCACCACTAGCTCCAGTGGCACCTGCACCTGCTGGTCCTTGTGGTCCTTGTGGTCCAGTTGCACCGGTTGAGCCTACTGGTCCTCCAGATGGCCCAGTTGATCCTGTAGGCCCTTGTGGTCCACGCGGTCCTTGTGGTCCTTGTGGTCCAGTTGCACCGGTTGAGCCTACTGGTCCTCCAGATGGCCCAGTTGATCCTGTTAGTCCGGTTGCACCCGTTGCACCGGATCCTGTTGCTCCAATGGGTCCTTGTGGTCCTTGTGGTCCACGCGGTCCTTGTGGTCCTTGTGGTCCGATGGGTCCTTGTGGTCCTTGTGGTCCAGTTGCACCGGTTGAGCCTACTGGTCCTCCAGATGGCCCAGTTGATCCTGTTAGTCCAGTTGCACCCGTTGATCCCAGTGGTCCTTGTGGTCCTTGTGGTCCTGTGGGTCCTTGTGGTCCAGTGGGTCCTTGTGGTCCTTGTGGTCCTGTGGGTCCTTGTGGTCCGGTTGCTCCGGTTGAGCCTACTGGTCCTCCAGATGGCCCAGTTGATCCTGTTAGTCCAGTTGCACCCGTTGATCCTAATCCTGTTGCTCCATTGGGGCCTTGTGGTCCTTGTGGTCCGGTTGCTCCAGTGGCTCCTGCACCTGTTGGTCCAATGGGTCCTTGTGGGCCTTGTGGTCCGGTTGCTCCAGTAGCACCTGCACCTGTTGGTCCAATGGGTCCTTGCGGTCCTTGCGGTCCCTGTGGTCCTGTTGCTCCAGTGGCTCCTGCACCTGTTGGTCCTTGTGGTCCTTGTGGTCCAATGGGTCCTTGTGGTCCTTGTGGTCCTTGTGGTCCTGGTACTGTACTACCTGCACCTTGTGGTCCTTGTGGTCCTTGCGGTCCCTGTGGTCCTGTTGCTCCAGTGGCTCCTGCACCTGTTGGTCCTTGTGGTCCTTGTGGTCCAATGGGTCCAATGGGTCCTTGTGGTCCTTGTGGTCCACGTGGTCCAGTGGATCCTGTTAAACCAGTTGCTCCGGTAGCTCCTGCACCTGTTGGGCCAATGGGTCCTTGTGGTCCTTGTGGTCCTTGTGGTCCTGTTGCTCCAGTGGCTCCTGCACCTGTAGAACCTTGTGGTCCTTGTGGTCCTTGTGGTCCTGTTGCTCCAGTGGCTCCTGCACCTGTTGGTCCAATGGGTCCTTGTGGTCCTTGTGGTCCTGTTGCTCCGGTGGCACCTTCACCTTGTGGTCCACGTGGTCCTTGTGGTCCTTGTGGTCCTGTTGCTCCAGTGGCACCTGCACCTGTTAGTCCAATGGGTCCTTGTGGTCCTTGTGGTCCTTGTGGTCCAGTTGCTCCGGTAGCACCTTCACCTTGTGGTCCGCGTGGTCCTTGTGGTCCTGTTGCTCCAGTAGCTCCTGAGCCTGTAGAACCTTGTGGTCCTTGTGGTCCTTGTGGTCCTTGTGGTCCTGTGGGTCCTTGCGGTCCTGTGGGTCCTTGTGGTCCAGTTAACCCAATGGGTCCTTGTGGTCCACGTGGTCCTTGTGGTCCTGTGGGTCCTTGTGGTCCTTCTGATCCTTGTGGTCCTTGTGGTCCGGTTGCTCCGGTAGCACCTGCACCTGTTAGTCCAATGGGTCCTTGTGGTCCTTGTGGTCCAATGGGTCCTTGTGGTCCTTGTGGTCCTTGTGGTCCTTGTGGTCCACGTGGTCCTTGTGGTCCAATGGGTCCGATGGGTCCTGTGGGTCCTTGCGGTCCAATGGGTCCTTGTGGTCCTTGTGGTCCTTGTGGTCCCGGTACTGTACTACCTGCACCTGCTGGTCCTTGTGGTCCTTGTGGTCCTGTAGCACCAGTGGCACCTGCTCCAGTTGCACCTGTAGATCCATCAAAACCAGTAGCTCCAGTGGCTCCATCTGGTCCGGTAGATCCGAAGAATCCCTGAGGACCGCGTGGTCCTTGTGGGCCCGTTGATCCTTCTAGTCCAGTAGTACCAGTTAGGCCAGTTGCACCTGTAAGACCGTTAACACCAGTAGCTCCTTGCGGACCTGTGATTTGACCCACATTTTCCCAAAGAGCTCCGTCGTATACCCATAAATTACCAGTGGCTGTATCAATAACACCATTCCCGGCTATTGCACCAGGAAAAGCAGCATTTAGTGTGGTCTGAGGATTACCAGGTGGTACTACATTAACATCAGGTACTGATCCGATAATGGTCACAGAAGTTCCAGCAGGTCCTTGTGGTCCTGTGGGTCCTGTGGGTCCTTGTGGTCCTGTGGGTCCAGTGGGTCCTTGTGGTCCTTCTGATCCTGTAGCTCCAGTAGTTCCAACAAATCCATTTACTCCTTGTGGCCCGCGTGGTCCTTGTGGTCCTGTGGCACCTGTGGCACCTGCTCCAGTTGCACCTGTAGCTCCATCAAAACCAGTAGCTCCTGAGCCTGCTGGGCCTTGTGGGCCTTGTGGACCGGTGGCGCCAGTGGCGCCTGCTCCAGTTGCTCCATCTAACCCAGTAGCTCCAGTGGCACCTGCTCCGGTAGCTCCATCTAACCCAGTAGCTCCAGTTTGGCCAATATCACCAGTTGCCCCGGTAATTCCGGTGGCTCCGTCGAGTCCATTTGAACCAGCTATTCCAGTTGCACCTTGAAGTCCGGTGGCGCCGGTGGCACCACCCGTTCCGGTTGCACCAGTAGAACCATTTAGTCCGGTAGCACCACTGAATCCAGTTGCCCCCTCAAATCCTGTTGCTCCAGTTGCCCCCTCGAATCCTGTTGCCCCACTAAATCCTGTTGCCCCTTCAAACCCTGTTGCTCCAGTGAGTCCAGTTGCACCTGTTGATCCTGTGGGACCTTGTGGTCCACGCGGTCCTTGTGGGCCCTGTGGTCCAGTTGCACCTGCGCCTGGATCTACCCAGTAACGAGAACCATCAGCACCCGATGCTAAAATTTGCCCGCTGGCTCCAGGAACACCTAAGTTGGGTTCTGCATCCTGCGGTGCCAGCCAGTCTGTGCGATCTGGTTCAGCATCAGCGGGTGGAGTTGTTTGGACTCGGTTTGATAACAGTTTAGCCATTATGGCACCACCGGTGTAAAGACACCTATGTTCTGGCTGGCAGGTGATTCATCTGCTGCAACCCATACATCAATCACATCAACAGCACTGGCACGAACTCGCAATCTGTCGCCATCAGCAGGTTCCTCAGTGGCAGTTTTGAGCAAGCTACGACCCTGCAAGGGAATATATGCAGTGTCTCTTGCAGGAATAACAGCTCGTCCAACAGCAACAGTCGTGCCATCCTGTGTAAGAAGAATTACTTCTACCCATTGTTCTGCATCACTTTTGTTAACTGCCGACAGCGGAGTAAGGAAAAATATTTCTCCTGGTATTATTGCTCTGCTGGGAAAGTCAGGATCTCTTTCGGAATAAACTTCAGAAGGATCTGGCACCGAATAATCCGGAGCATTTGCAAGAGGAATAGTTGCATAGGAAGTTGTTACATTTGGATAAATGAGATTCAACGGTTTTCCAGTAGACGGTGTACGACAATATATTCTAGGCATTATTAAAAGCTCCTTGCAATAGCTGCTTTAGTGGCAATACGGTTAACTGCTTGTTCAAACGGTGGTCCAGACAATTCGCCTGTGTCGGCACTGATCTTCATGCCGCCGACAAATATAGCGTTGCCTTGATCATCCTGCCCGCTGGCAATAACTACGCCATCATCAAGTTCCACAATACTTTCTTCAATGAGGCCTTCGTTTCTGACAGGCGGAATTTTGGTCAATGCCACACCAGACAAAACACCAGTCCAGGTGTGTCCAATTGCAGTGATAGTGGATGGTTGAGTTTGAAAAACTGTGTTGGTTAATGTTTCTTCCAAGGCAGTGACCAGCGCCGTGATAATCAAATCAGACTGTGTGCCGACACCTGCCAGTGCTGTCATTTGATCGCGCATGTTGTCGAAAGAAAATATAAAAGCATCTTCTTTATCGGGAGAATATACTTTGTTGCCTTCGACATTGAAAAGACCTTCAGCAAAATTCAACATGGGCAGCTCATCAGCTGACTCCAGAACCCATCTTATACACTGCAAAAAATTAGCAGCATCTAGACGTGTGTAAGCTTCGTCCTCGGCATCCCATCCAAAGGTATAGACCTGGCCCGTGGCCGGATCAACTGTGGTGCTTAATGCCGTCCACATGTTGTTGATTATTGTGGTTTGTGCTGCTTCAATTGCTGCTTCGGCTGTGAGATCTATCACTAAAGTTACACCTGTTGTTTCTGTTGGGTCAACAATTGGTCGTGATCCTTCTGCCCACATGGTGTAATCACCAAACTGTGTGCTACAAGCAGAAAGAACAATTTGTCCGCCGTCTAAGGCAAGAAAATGCTTGTGAGCCCATAAACTGACTGCGTTAACTGCGTTGATCAGCCCACCTTTTTTGGCGCAATATCCTATGCCGTTTTGCGACACTGGGGTTGCACCCCATGTCATTATGTTGGGGAAAACACTGTATTGTGAACACACGTTACCGTCTGCTAGTGCAACACCGGCTCCTATACCAACCAGGGGGTTGGGTTCTGGCTCTGCATCTCTGTCCAGCGGCGGAGGAACAGTTGTCCAGTAGGGATTTGTTCTAACAGCAATTTTATGAGCATATGGTACACGATTAATTATAGCACCTGGTCTGAATGATATAGCAAATCCCTCTGATGGATCGGTTAAACTGTCTAATCTCCAGTTTTCAAACAAAAAACCTTCAACAAAACAACCCGATCCTATTCGAAACACATTTCGTTCTTCGTATCCTGCTGCAGGACGAATAGCAACACTTCTATGCGCACATCTAATAACTGTGTTGTCTGGGAAATCTATATGCCCTTCTGTAACATATACTCCGGCACCCACTTCGATCAAAGTGATTGTGGCACCAGCTACTCGTCTTTCTTCGGCAACTTCGACTGCTCGTTCAATAGTGGCAAACGATTCTGCCCAGCTTGTGCCCAGGTTGTCGTTGTTTCCGGTTGTTTGTACAAACAGTGTGTTGGTGATGGGAGTGGCTGCTGTTAAGTCAACAACTTCTTCGGATGCGCCTTGTTGTTGTATAGCGTACAGTCTAGCGTCATAGGTGTTGATTGCTACTTCGCCTAACTGGAGATCAGCAAGTTCAGGAACAGCGTTACCTACAGCACTTTGTTTAAGTAAAATCGTATTTGCCATATCTTGCCTTTTCTCTAGTAGGTTCCGCCGTCAATGACAGATTCCACATCTAACACTGCTAAATTGTTAGCATACATTGCATCAGCATAGATATTTCCTGCCACTCCGGCGCCACCATCGATAATCAATGCACCAGTAATGTTGCTGGTAGATACAGTTCCCACTGTAATATTGGCTCCTGTTGTAGAAAACACCACTGTATTACCCAGTCCGTTGACTCCTACTAGAACATTTCCGTTGAGTTGAGGAATAGAAACGTTTGAAGTTCCGTTTTGTAATATTGTGGCTGCACCAACATTGGCAGTGACGTTGCTTAAAAATTGCCCGTCGCCGAGGTAGTAGGTGGCAGTGATAACGTCAGCTGTGATATTACCAGCTGTGATATTGCCAGTTACGTTGCCGGTAATTTCAACATCAGAATCCAGAATGATTTTATCGCCGGGATCCAGCGTTGATATTGTATAATTGCCTTTGATTCTCTTATAGGTTGCCATCTATTGCCCTCGTTCCTTATTTAGCAATAAAAACACGGTGCACGAAAGCGTCAGCTGATTGCCTTGGTTGACTGTTTCAAATATGCAGTTGGGCATGAGTTATAAATCCTTTGGAGTATTTATGCGGTCAACAAAGTCTGCAATTGTGACACTGCTGAGGTTGTTGATTTTGGAAAATTCTGCAATAGATGCAGTTGTGTCGCCATGTACCCGTATAAATTGCCGATTTGGATAGTCAGTTGTGACTGTTATCAACTGACGGATCCAGTTTCCTGTGTAAGTTGGCAGAGCTGTGGTGGGTTTATAAAATTCTGTGCCGGCATACACATTGTTGAAATTTCCAGTGGAGTTGGGGCCTAAATCAAACCCCAGCAGATAAATTATGGTGTTGCCATCCTCGGCTGCAATGCCAGCAGCAATGGGACCACTACTGAATCCTCGATACTTTTGCGGAACAGGTTGTGCTCCGGTGCCATTTTCTGGACGACGAGTATAAAATCTATTTCTAGATGGGTAGCCTGCTGCTTGAATAGCCGCACTGATGGGCCGATCTGTGCTGACCAAAACAGTGGGCGTGTGTGTTCGATACAGAGCATTACACCCGTATACAGGTCCAACACGCAACAACTGATCTACGTCAATGTGACTACGGCTTACACCGTTCCCTAATACAAAAGCAGCCATAAAAAAATCCCCTCAGTATGTAGCTGAGGGGTTCCTAGGTAATATAAAAATTACGAAGTGTAGTTTTCTACAATTACCAGGCTCAACAGGTTCTGCTGTGTAGCAGTATTGTCTTGTCCTGTAGTACCGGACTTGATTTCTGTGCCTTCGTCTGTGAAGAAGTTGGCTGCATAACGAATGTTCTGCTGTACCAGGTTCTGCGCAAAGCCACCAGCGGCTGCACCACCAACTTCACCGCCGGTAAAGTCATATGCATACTTGTTTGTGAGTTTGCTGATCAGAACTTCGGAACTGTCTGCGTCTAAGGCAAAGCTGATGTTCATGTTGCCTTCTGTTATTACGCCTTGTGCTTCGTTGGCCAAAACGCAAACGCCTTGTGCACCTGAACTGGCACCTTCAACCAGATACTTTCTTGTGCCTTTTTGGCGAACGATCCAACCATCTTCTTCACTTTGTCCTGTGATGAAAACTCTGCACTTGACAACAGGATATGCTGCAGTAGCAACACCACCGCCGTTGCCTTCACCACCAACCACACCAAGATACTGGTCTGTGTTGAATGTAGCAGGATATACTGGATTAGTCAGCTGATCCCAAGCATTGAAACCAATGTCTTTGGTTGTACTCTTTTTAATTTTTAGTGGGCGACCCATTTTTTCTTTTCCTTTAAAAGTTAGGCGTTCTAGGCCTTACGCGGTGGGGTACCGCATAAAACGCAACCATTTGCGTTGTATGATTTATTTAGTTGCAATCTTGTTATTATATACCAGCAGTTTAAGCTGCTGTTTGCCAACTCTTGGAATAGTTATAAATCCAAACTGGTCTTGTAATGGTATTGCTTTGGAACTCACGATTGCTGTTGTCGCTGGTGGCAGATTCTGTGGCTCTACATTCAAACACACGACTGCTAAATGTATTTTGCGCACCGCCTGACACTGCTGACCCTTGTATCACGTACTGTGCTACAGGACTGTTGTAGCTTAACAAGTAAGGGTTCATTTCTCGACCGCCCAGATCTGTTTCAGTTGTTCCCACCCAGCTGACACCAAAACTATTGTAGCTGTTGCTGTTGGGCTGTCGAATCACTGACCAAGATCCGGCCACGGTAATTCTACAAGCAGCTGACGGATATGTTTGACCAGTGTCGGGATCAGTGTAAGCAGTGAGTTGATTTCCAATCACTGCTATTGTCCAATTTATTGCTCGTAAGTGCAAGAGACCACCAGATAAAGGATTGGGATGACCTAAGCTGAGTCCAAAAGTAGCACCGTCGTTGTAACCGGCTTGACTGTATCGCCAGAGGCCAGCGTCGACAACTGTTAATCCAGTGTTGGCTGTGAGTTCTGCTGAACCAGAGTAGGGTGTGACGAATGTGGGCATGCTTTATTTATAGAGAACAAAAAGCCCCTTGCGGGGCCGTTTTCTTACAGTGCAAAACGTCGAATATCTGCACGAAGCTGTTCTATAGGGTCAATTGACTCGGCAACACTTTCGTCGTAGCTGGGTTTCTTGATTTGGCTAGCCAGAACCTTCATTGTTCCTGGTTGTGCGTCAACACGAATACCATACGCATCACCATCTTGTGCAACAACAGTGGCAAATTTACCAGCATACATCACACGATCTCCGGGCTTGAATGTTGGCGCTGCTGCTTCTTCTGCTACATCTTGCTCCATGTTGCCCAACATTTGTTCCACATGACGAACCCAACCTGATACATCGCTGGATCCAATTTCTTCCACATTGCCCACAAAGTCAGCAACTTCATCGACAGCTTGCCCAACCTTTTCTGGACCGTACTTGCTCAACAAGTCTGAACGTTGCATCATAATTCTGCGTGTGATGGCATTGACCACTGGATTGTTTTCTGATCCTTCCGCCACACCTGACTCTGCTAAATCACCATCATCATAATATTGTAGCGCATCCGATACACGATTAATAAGTTCTCTCTCAAGTTTTTGCATGAGAGCGTCCGATGCTTTGATTTTTAACTTTTTAAGAGCGTCCGAAATGTCGTCATCTATATCCCAATGAACATTATTAGATAAAAGTATTCTCTCTACTGCGCTATACACTTGTTCAAACTTAGAGTCAGCAGATGGTTTTGCAACATCAGCAGCATTTTTAGTAATATTGTTCATCATGCCACTGTATGCTGCATCGGCACGTTGATCAGCTGCGGCACCCTTGTATCTAGCACCTTTGACTATGTTTCCCATCATTGAATCAAATGATGTGTCACCAGTTGCTTCCGCCATACCTGACTTCTTTTGCGACCAGGTTATAGAACTGACTACTTTGCCATCTTTATCATAAGCAATAGTCTTATTATCAGTATCAGTAAACTTTACTGCACCGTGTTTTTTTGCTTTCTGTTTCCATGCATTCCAATCCATCTTGCCATCATCTTGAAATGTCCCTTCCACCATGCCTTCCCCTAATCCGCCTACACCATCGTTTGACTTTTCGGTCTTATGTTTTTTTACTAGCATGCCGTGGTCAGTCAGTTCATAACCTCTAGGAATTCTATTTGGGTCATTCTTAGCGTTTTGTTTTATTTGTTTTAATAGTTTTTGATACTCTGGCTTTTCGCCTTCAGCCACACCATCTTCCTTCATCTTGTCCAGCTTGTCTTGTGGAATTCCTTTTCTTCTGAGATAATAGTCTCTGACTTTTTTATCATTCTCAGGGTTATATTTGGCCACCACGCTGTCTGGAGTCAGCGGTGGGGGATGTCCGTGTGCCTTGATGTATGCTTTACGGGCTGCTTTCTCTTCTGGGCTGCTCATGTCCAGACGCCCACCTTCCGCCACACCTTGTTTAATGGCTGCCTTTAATTCTGCTAAGGCTTCTTCAGCTGTGTCGTATCCCACAGCATCGTAGCTGCCGTCGTACAGTTTGACATAGTACTGACCATTGCCGGGACTGGCTTCTGCATCCGTACCAATCTCGCCAATGGGTTTACCCGCACGTTTGACTATTTTCACAGTCTTATCACCCCGATGTCGCATGACATCTGGACGAGCTTCCGCCACACCCGGTTCTGCGCTTTCAGTTAGCTGTTGTCTTATTCGGTTGGCTTGTGCAGCCGGCGTGGCTGATTGGGCTGCTGTGCTGAATCGGTTCATTAGGTCACGCAGGTCAGCTGCGTTATGGTCGGGCACTAGCACAGGTTTGATAGTCATTGGAAAGATCCTTGATCGGTTTGTTTATTTATCACTGATACTGCTTGTTTACAGAGCCCAGGGATCAAGTATAACTGGTGTGCCATCTCGACGCATCATTATGTTGTCACCGTGAAGATCGTAGGCCCAGTTTTTTTGATCCCCGATATTGGCAATATCTATCATGGTCTGATAGAACAATCTGAGATCTTTGTTGTCTATTTTGTCTTTTATTTGTTTCCATGCTGCTCTGGTGTCAGCATAATGATTATTGGTGTACTTTTGATCCATGGTGTCAAACGGAACTTTGCGCCGGGCCTGCATGGCCATGGATTCTATCGTTCTTTTTTGATCTTTTTCCAAGTCATATAATCTTTCTTGACGAATCTGTAGATACACAGCACTGCCCCAATGAAAGCTCTCAATCCCTGAAAACTTTGGTAGAAATTTATTACCAGAATTTGCGGCGCAATACTTGGCCCAGTAAATTGCCATCTTTTGATGTTCATTAAAATTGGTCTGTTGCTGGCCAGCTTTTTTTGTAACATCTGCTCCGTCGCCAGTTCCAAATATTTTGAGAATTTGTCCTGTGCCGGGTTCTACAAATGCAACTGCATCATCCCCACGACCTTTTGGTTTGTAACCTTTTTTCTTGAGAGCAGCAATGATATCTGGATCTATGTGACTTTCCTCGTTGACAATTTGATTGATTTTCATTGTGGGGTATTTATTTTAACTCAGGTGTAGTAAACAATCTCACCTGTTGTGGGATTGTATGCCATTTGAAAAAATCCTGCAGGTAATCCACTGGATCCGCCGTTGCGCACAGGTTTCACAGTGAATGTGTTGGCTGTGGTTTGATTTAGGGCAGCACCTGTGGCATTCATAATGATTGAATTGTTGCCCTGCGCAGTTTGCCCGGCGTATGCACCAATGGCCACTGCGTTGATACCTTGTGTGACCTGTCCAGCATATAATCCATGAGCAATGGCCTGTGTGCCTTGACCATTTTCGCCTGCACCGTGCCCAATGGCCACTGCGTCATCATTTTGCAAGGCAACGCCGCCACCAGCATTTTGTCCAATGGCCACTGCTGTTGATCCCTGAGCAGCACCGGCATTTTGTCCAATGGCAACACTTTGATTGCCTTGATTGGTCTCGCCAGCACCGTCGCCAATGGCCACAGAACTGATGCCTTGACCAGTATAACCAGCATTGTTGCCAATGGCCACAGAACTGACACCTTGTGTTTCGTTGCCGGCATATTGACCCATGGCCACAGAATTGGCACCTTGGCTGCTTTGGCCGCTGCTGAGTCCAATGGCCACTGATCGAGCACCTTGCAAAGTCATTGCAGTAAAAGCACCAATGGCCACTCCGTACTGGCCTTGAGCATCAAATCCAGTTGAGATACCAATGGCCACAGCACCTGAGCCTTGAGTGGTGTTGCCACCAGAATTTTGACCAATTGCAACGGCTGCTGACTGTTGGCCACCTTGTCCAGCAGTTGATCCAATGGCTACTGCTCCCGAGTCCTGGCCATCAAATCCAGCATTTTGCCCCAGGGCTATGATAGTGGGACCTGCAGCACCTGTTTTGTCGTCCAGCAAGGCCCAGGTTGTTGCGCCGCCGGGTGTGGCCACTGCTGTGAGTTCACCTGCTGCATTGCCTATGTACAACACAGTGGTGGTCTGATCCACCACCAGTTCGCCAGGTCTGGCGTTGCCGTCGTAGTTGGCCAAGGTGATCTGGGCATTGTCTTTCATTGCGGCACGACTAATGCCGGTTATGTTGCTGTAGGGTGGGGGTGAATTGGCCATACTGTATTTATGTACGGTGGCGGCAAAGGTCTCCGTGGAATCTGGGATAGGTGTTTACAGCTATCTGTTGATCGCAATGTGGGCACAGTTTTTTAAGTCTAACTTTTCCCAAGTTTGCAGCACTGCGCCTTGCTTTTTCTTCATCTGTTTGCTTGCGTCCTCGAATCTTGTCGCCAATTTTTTTCTTAGTTTCTTCCTTTAACGATCCATCAAAATCTGGCTGTTTACTTTTATGATTCTTTGACATATTATCAAGCCATTCATCTGAAAATGTTTTTCTCTTACGGCCAGTCTGAGCAGCTATTTGTTTTGCTATTTGTTCTTCTGTTAACTTTTTCCCTGTATTCTTTTGGCTAATTAGTGCTCGAGCTTTTTCACTTTGTGTTTTCCCCCACATAGGATTGTTTTCACCTGTTACTCTTTGACTTTGCAACATGCTATATTCTTCTTTGAGAGTGGCATATACTCTTGATGTTATTTTAGTATTGTATCGTTTTTGATTTTGATTCTCGGCTCTCATCATCCATAATGCTTTAAGTAGCTGATGACGGTGCTTACCTTGATGTATTTTTGTCAGCAACCAATGACATATAAAATGTTCTCGTAATGTGATATTGGTTAGATTACTAGCATCGTCACTGCCACCTAAGCATTTAGGTATAATGTGGTGCGATTCTGTACGTTGATCTGTGACACGGGTTTGACCGCGAACAGTGATTTGATTATACCATTTTTCGTATTTGTTCATATTGTTATTTAGTATAAGTGAGTTCTATATATTTGTCAACCAACAAAAAACCCACCGAAGTGGGTTTCTTGCTTTTTGAATAACAACTAAATGGATTAGCTGAAGCTCAAATTCGAAACGGCTATCTCGCCGACATAATCTCCAGCATTGCCGAAGCTTGATGCTGTGTTTGTCAATTCGATATATCCGTATCTCGTCATAAAGCTTACGACTGGTTCGAATGTTGACGGATCCAGAACAACACCGCTGCTCATTAGGGGGATATATGGGCAATAGAACGCTGCTGCATCAGCTTCGCTCGAACCCTTATAACCAACTAACACAGGTGTGCTATCACTAGCGTAGCTGTCAACGAACACACGCATTGCGCCGTTCAATGTACCAACAAACTTGGTGTTTGTAGGTGCTTCGAATGTACCTTCTGTGGTACGTGCAAATGCTGATGTTGTTGCTGACTGAAGAACAGTCAAGCTAGCAGGTGACACAACAGCCCAGTTACCTGCACCACGACGTGTGCGTTGTGCGATCAGGTTAGCAACACGGTTGATCAGAACAGCTAGAGCAGCATGTTCGTCACCAACGAATGTAGCAGTACCAGAAACAGTAGCTTGGTTGTATGTAAACTCAGTTGTGGCCAACGAACGCAGGCTCAACAGGATCTCTTGGTCAATTTCAGCTGTAATTTCTTGAGCCAAAGCTGCCATGATTTCGGCTTCTACGTCGATACCATGCATTGCTTGTGCGTCTTGAGCAGCTTCAAAAGTCCAACGAGCTTGTAGCTTACGTGTTTTAGCTTCAACAGCTTGCTTGAGGATCTGTACAGAGATTTGACGTCCGCCATTGCCTTCAAGTGTTGCTGTCTGTGCACCAGAATAACCTTGTGCAGCAGTTTGTGTTGTTGCAGCGTTGTCAGCACCACGAGCGCCTGCTGAGTAAGCAACAGCGATCTTGAAAGGTGACAGTGCTTCTTCACCAGCTACAACTGATGTTGCTGCTGCTGTTTGGTCTGTCATTGTGCTGGCATAACGCACACGCAATGTGTGAATTTGGCCAACAGGACCAGTCATTGGCTGAACGCCAACCAACTCGTTAGCGATAACAGTTGGCATGACTCGACGGATAACAGGCAGAATCACACGGTTTAGTGTGGCGATGTTGCCTGATACAGTTGAACCTGCACTTGCGTTTTCTTT